TTTTTTACTCCAATCAATATTGCATATTCTTCAGTCAAAGATGAAATCTTTGCTGTGATTTGATTGAGCCATTGACTGACTGTCTTTGTTTCAGTTATCAATGCATTTTCTCGCTCAGGATTTTTGGCAATTGTTTCTTCAACTAACATCTTTTTCAATTGCCAATATGCCAATTCTTGAATTACTTCTTCTATTGTCTTACTCATGGCAGATCGTTGTTCCTTTAGCAAAAACATAGAAAATGTGTGAGCATGTTTTGCTGGCACTTTGACACGAATTATTTCCTTATCACTACTCATTGCCACACTGCCTTTCCTTCGTCATTAATCGTCATCCATTGTGACCAGCATGCCTGCGAAGATTTCCAGTGCTTCCATCCAGTGCCATCATTCCACAATCTGCGAAATGCTGTGTACTGGTTTTCGTATGAATCTCTCTGCGCATGATCGGTGCCCATTATCCAAAGATACGTTTTGTCGTTGAATTGAAACAGTCCACCATCATTGGTTTCTGACCTGGCCTGCGTCGTATATGTGCCATAGTTGTGACCATCGCCAGACTCGCATGAGATGATGGCCAATGCTTCGCGAGACACAGCGAATGGCTCGACGCGACAATCACTGCCAGCACACAGCAGGTAATAAAAGAGAATTATGGTTTCCATCGTCGTTGCTCCAATGCCATGCCAACGACAATCGCCACAGTCGCACTCACAAAACCAAGCACGCATCCTGCGATAAACTCAATCACTCTGCACCTCTTCTGCCAATGACTGCAATTCCTCAACAATGTCTTCTATGATTAGTGCTAGTGTTGCATCAATCCTGCTGCCCCGTGTCACTACTTCGTCTGCCTCGTCGTCTGCTTTCTCTCTGACCATCATCCACCTTCCGCTTGGCCCGACGTCGATGTGGTACCAATACCTGCCAATCAATTTCCGATAAATCATACGCATTGCGCAGAATCTCCATCATGTCCATGGCTTCGTCTACTGTGCGTATGACGACTGCTGGATGTTCAGACCATTGTGCAAAGAATTCTTTTTGCTTTGCGCTCAGCGATCCCTTTGGAGATTTTACTTCCACACAGAAGATCATGCCACGATAGCCACAGAGTAAATCAGGTACGCCACCACCTGCATTGCTTAGGTCTGCGACCAGTGCGCCAGAGTATGTCAATGCTGCCACAATGGCTTTGTGATTGTCGTCGAGCTTCTGGCGAAACCTTGGAATGTATCCCTTGCTCATTTCTGCACACCTTCGCCAGTGAATGCCAGCATGATCTGAATCAAATCGCGATCACTACTGCGTGTCTTCCATTGTCTCCATTTGGATGCCAGCATGGCGAATTCGCCACCTTGCAGAATGCTGGCGTCGAGTCGTACATTGAAGCGGTCAATGGCATCCTTGCGCTTCATTGCTGTACCTGGCCCATACGCAGATGATGCGCTTTCCATCATGGACACAAATCGCTGTTGCGTGTCGATCTGCGATGCGCGCAGTGCAGTGCGCCATGTGGTTTCTAATTCATCTACCTCATGCGCCACAATGGTCAGTGAGCCAGACGCATCCTGCCTGCATAGTGTGCAAAGCTGTGGATAAGGTGTCGCAGTATCCATGGCACGCATGCAACAAAGGCACAGTGCAGGCACACTCTTTTTTATGATTGGACTGTTGTCAGTTTTGGCATCCATGAAAAGATCGCCTTTCTCTCGCTTGGCCATTTTCATATTCCTTCACTGCAATATGTCATTAAGTAGGTATGTTTTTTGTAAAGTATGTACATGAAGAGAATATAGTAGAAACTCTTGGAAAACATAGTGCAGTTAATGTCTTAATGCACATGATTATGCTTCGCCTCGACGCATTTGACTGCGCGACGGCAGTGTTTCGTCAGGTGCAGTGCGAAACTCATCCAGCATACCAATGCCAAACACAGAAGAGCGATTGTGCGAGACTGCACCGATCTCTGCATACCGTGTCAGCAATTGCTGCACAAGCCATCGTTGCGATTTGAATGCTGCACCTCTTTCGCCTTCATCTTCTGCCCATTCCTTCCATGCGTCGTAGAGCGTGTGCTTACTGACAACAGCAGTCAGATTCATGACGCATCTCTGCTGGATGAATCGCGCAACAATGTCTTCTTCTCCACGGTATTCTGTCGTTGCCTTCTCGACGGCTTCGCAAGAGCCAAGGCCATTCTGATACCAGAGATGTGCGCCAAAGATCATCCATTGCAGTATGGCTTCAGATTCCTCATGGAACATGGCTTCCAATTCTCTTGGATCTTTTCTCTGAGCTTCTGGAATTGTCGCAGTGAATGGCAGGATGCGAAGCCTTCGCCAGATGCCAACATCGAGACCTGTAATGCGAGGTTTGTGGTTTCCAGTAATCCAGAGTGTGTGCGACGGATTGAATACGAATGGTTTTCCATAGAGTGTGCGCGCAGTGATCGCATCGCCACCAGTGATGTCTTTCACTCTGGATTCATTGAGCTTTCTGCCTTCTGGCATCTCTGAGGCCATGGCGAAGCGTTTACCTACCAATGCTGCAATCATTGGTGTTGCACCTTCGCCATCTTGTCTGTGGTCAAGCAGTGCTTCGATAGATGATGTGGTGCCATAGTCGCCAGCAATGATGCTCAGTGCCTTCATGAATGAAGATTTACCATTGGCACCATTGCCATAGCAGAAGAACAAACAGTGTTCGTCTGTAGAGCCAGTCATGGTATATCCGACGGCCTTCTGCACATAGTCTATGAGATCGGTATCGTCTTGGAAGACTGTTCGCAGGAATGTCTGCCATTTCTGAGACATGGGAATTTCTCGATAGTTGACATTGACTATCTTTGTCAGCATCAGTGTGGGATCATGCTTGATGACGGTCATGGTACGCAAATCAACGACGCAATTGGCGCAATTGAAAAGCCATGGAGATGAATCGAATTCAGCTGGCTTTGCGACCAGATATGGCTGAGCTTCTGCAATCATGCCATCGATGCGCGATGTGGATTCGCTCTTCAGTGCCCATTTCGCCAGATCAGCATTGATGGCCAGATTGCCACCAGCTTCTTTGTACATGTCGAGTACGACTGCGTGTGCCAGTCGCTTCACTGCATGGACGTCGGTATGCTCCCATCGTTGACCATTCCAGACAATCCATGCTTTCCATTCTGGCACGTATCGCAGTTTGTCTTTTGTTGCATCCACCAGTCTTTTTCCATTGCCAACATCAGTGTGATGGTATGGAGCATCGATTATTGCAACATCGTCTGTCTGAGAGTCTTTCAGCGCAGTCTGTGACGATGTTTTGACTGGCACTGATTTCTCTGATGGCCTTGGTATTGGCAATGGCGCTTTTCGACCATAGCCAATACCATCCATGATTGCTTTGCGCTCTTGTCGCTGCGCGCCAGTGCGAGGAATCTGCGCACCATACAGCATGTCAGTAATCTGATCATCAGAGAAGAGAGAAAAGCCAACAGACTCTGCACCAGCAAGATAGCCACCAATCAGACGACCTGCGCGAATGCGTGTCTCATGGCGATCACCTTCAACAGCATTCGTCACCATGCGTATGCATGCATCGATGCTTCTCTGCATGACCTCTTTTACCCATGCGTGTGGATAGTCTGCATTGCTTGGTGCCACATTTGGCAAAGGTTTGGATGCTTTGTCTGCATCAGTCAATTCATCAATGAGCCAATTCACTGCATCTTGGATGTCAGTCAATTCTTCTGTTGCACCTTCAGTGAGATTCTCAGTGAATGTGAAATACCTGGCAGTTTCGTATATCTCGACCTTATCGCCACCAGCAGTGCGGCCTTTGAGCCTGGCACCTTCAGGTATCTTGGCAGTGCCAATGATGTGCAGGCCTTTTCCGCTTGGAGATATTTCGCTGTACGATTTGGCGAAATACAGTGCCTGCTTCGCGACGTTTGATGGCTTGACTGATGCATCAGGCATTATTGTGAAGCATGCATCCAGGTCGATGCCCACAATGCCATCACCAGTCAGTACAAAGCCAACACCAACAGTGTTGTATTTTCCTACTGCCTTCTCTGCTTCGTCATGTGTTGTCCATGTCGAGGAATCTGTGGATGATGCATTCCTGCCAGATTTGGCATCCACAGGAATTTTCTTCGCTGTGTAGCACACCCATCTTGGCTGTGATTTCAGATCGTCAATGTTCATACGCTCTTCTCGTCTGGATGATTGTAGGTATTGACCAAATGCTGTAACACGCTCAGAGACTCTTGCACAATGCCAATGGACTGATCTGCTTGCCATTGCAAGAGACTGTCTGGATTTTTCAGCAACAGACTGATTGCACCATGCAAATCAGAAATGCATTTATCAAGATGCTTTTCTTGCTTCCTGATTTCCATGCGTCGTATGCGTAGAGTTTCTGCGTGTGCTTTGCTATCGTACATTATTTTCCCCATTTCCCTTGTCGCACTATCAGTGCAATGATTGCGTATCCTGCCAGATCGCGCAGTGTGTCGTCGATGGATTCTTCTTGACTCACAAGATGTGGCTGTGATGACAATGTAATGAGTCGCTCAATCTTGTCGCTCATGCGCACAACGATGCCATGCAGACCAAACCTACCTATTGCATGTGCGCCATACGCAGATGCTTTGATGACATGCTGTCTGGCTAAATCGTCACATGTTGCCATGAATGCTTCGAATTGTTCTGGATAGGTTTGCAGTAATGCTTCGAAATTGTCTGGACGTTTCATTCCTTCACCTCAGATACGACTGCGCGCAGCACATCGCCAATGAGTTTATTTCTCGACGTCTTCTTCGATTCTGCCAGCACATGCAGTGCTTGTGCGATGCTCAATGGCAGTCGCACGCTGATGTATACCGATGTGATGCCAGATGGTTTCCGTCCAGGTTTGGTCGTCATTTGAGAATCTCCATTATACGTTTTCCGATCCATTGCACCACAGGCACAGGCCATGAATTTCCAAGAGCTTTATATCTTGGCGCATCTGATGCCATCTTTCCTTTGAATGGTATCAGTGTATAGTCGTCTGGAAATCCTTGCAGTCTCTCGCATTCTCTTGGTGTGAGCCGTCGTATATCGACCATTGGCACATTACCACCACCAGTGCCCATGTGCGATGTCAGTGCTGGCGCAATGTCGTCAGTCTGGACGCGCATGGGATCAAAGCCAATCTTCTGCCAGATCGTGTGGTCATGTGCAATGTACTGGTCTTGCGTTGATGCAATGGTAAATGTTTTCTCTTCTGAGACAATCATTCCATGTCCACCAAAGATGTTGGTATTGACGATGCGACCACCATTTTCTCCAGTGTAGGTGTCTTTTCCTCGCACCTTGAATGCCACACTTGGATGATGTTTCAGTGTTATTGCTGGAGACAATTCCTCTTCATATCCTGGCGCTTTTCCAAGCTTTCCCGTGTGGACACCATTGCCAGATATGCTGTACGTCATTCCTGCTGAGCTTTGGCCATCAGTGCTTCTCTGAGAGGTTTCGGAATCTGCTTTCCGTATTTCTCTGATCGGTCTATGATGCTTTTGCACTGAGCCGAATTCAAATAGTATTTGTCCAATATCAATGTCGTCTCTAGCACTGCTGACAAGAAACACACGCTTCCTTCGTTGGGCCAATCCGAAGTATTGAGCGTCGAGAATTCGCCATGCAATGCTTCTGACTGGTCCAATGACAAGACCTGCGTTTGCCCATTTGTTCCTTGGCGAGACCAATGCTTCTGATTCGCCAGCAAGGCCTGCGAGAAAATGACCGAATGCATTATCATGCGTGCTGAGGACACCTGGCACGTTTTCCCATAAGATGATTGCTGGCTTTTCTCGTCTTGCTCTTCGAACATCGTCAATTGCATTTGCCACCTCACAGAATATGAGACTAAGATTTCCGCGATCGTCGTCGAGACTCTGGCGATTGCCTGCCATACTGAATGCTTGGCATGGTGTGCCACCACACAGCATCTCTGGTGCAGTCACAGTGCCTGAGCGAATCAGCTCAGGAAGCAGTGCCATATCGCCAATGTTTGGCGTGTCTGGATAGTGATGCGCCAGCACTGCAGATGGAAATGCGTCAATCTCAGCAAGCCATGCAGCATGCATGCCAAGAGGATTGAGCGCAACAGATGCAGCTTCGATACCACTGCAGACAGATCCGAATTGCATGGATATCTCCAATGAGATGCGCAGTGTGTAAGCACTGCGCATCTCGATACGAATTAGAATGGTCGAGAATCCTCATCATACTCTGTTGGTGTGTTGCGTGCTGGCTCTTGCACTGCTGGCTCAGCTGGCACCTCATCATTGGTGCGCATTTCCTTTGACCAGTCGCGATATTCCTCAAAAGCAGTCTGTGCTTTCTCCATCATGGTCTTTCCGACATAGAGTGATGCGCACAGATCGCGGTCAATCTTGGCAATATCAAAGCCAATCTTTGGAATGATGACAGATGATCCATAGCCAGTATCAGTCGTAATCAGACGATTCTTCCTGTCCAATGGCTGTGTGATCGGTGTCCAGAACATGAAGCTTGGAATATCGCGCTTCGCGGTCTTCTTGGCTTCTGTCGCAACATCTCGCATGGCAGCAAAGATTGATTCGCTCTTCATTGCTGTGACACCTCGACCTACCAAACCTTTCACTGGCCACACGACCACATCTTCGTTGCCTTCAATGAAGCACAAGATTTCAGTGTACAGACGCATGTTGGCATTGGCTTTCCAGTGTGGATGCCAGGTCTTGGTGCGAATGCCAGCAGTCGTCTCTTCAGTGTATGCCTGTGTGCGTGTGCGAATGACGACAATGCGCAGTGATGATGCAGTGAAGCCGTCTTCGTCGTCGAAAAGCTCAGCGTTTTCCCATGGTGCCAGCAGATCAGGCAATTGCGATGCGCGTGCGTAGAATTTGCCCACAATGCCTGTGGTCTTCGTCGTTGATAACCAAGAGATTCGCGGAATACCATCACCAATGTCTTCGCGCTCATGGCTGTAATTGATGTCTTGCAAATCGCGTTCAAAATCACTCATGGAGTTTCTCCCTTGTGTGTATGAGCCAGTCAGAGTGACTGGCTCTATCAAATACTTTGCCTAGGTGTTAGGATTGACTGCTTCCCATGTCGGAATGGCATCCAAAGGATCAATCTGGTAGGTGCCACACTCGACATCGATGCGTCGTCGCAATTCTTTGCTGTAGATGTCATAGGCGATCACATCGCCAATCACATATGCAACATGTGAAGCAAACTCCACATACGATGCACTACGCTCAGAGACGGTCGAGCGCATTTCCTTGGCCTGTTCCTCAGTGATGTGTCTCATTGGTCGTTTCCTTTCTGACGATACCAATTATGTACTGCGCATTGCGCTTCGTACCAATCTGACCAGTCCACTATATAGCATATCAATTCATCTGTCAAACATCATCTTCAGGAAGACAAATGATGTTCATTCGCCAGATGCGCATGCGCACAGTGTTGTACACAATACCTAATTCTGCAGAGATTTGCTTTCGCGTGCGAGTAGCAAACCATTCAGGATCAGATGGCCATCCAATTTCTTTTCGATATGCAATGTGTGTGTATCCATGTCTTTTGCAGTGATCTCTGACTGCATCCAGTGATGTGCCCAAATCAATTGCTATCTGAGCTGTGGTCTTGGCTGCGTAGTACGATGCATCTGCTGGCCATTTGATGTGTGTATAGCTTCGCTTCCATTTAAAGCCATGCTTCCTACAATGCGATTTGACTGTGCTGTTAGTCACATGCAGTGCATCAGCAATCTCTTTCGTCGTCTTCTCTGCATACCAGGCAGCATCGCTAGGCCATCGATTGTAGTATGTTGATGGCAGGATTGCGCGTCTGGTCTTAAATCCAAACTGACGCACAAAGTTTCTCACTGTGGAGTCTGATAGATTGTATTCATTACAAATCTGCTTCACAGTGCGAACTTCGTAATAATCATGATTCAATGGAAGCACATTTGATTTGCAATTGCGACGATCTTGCAATTGTGCATAGCCAAAAAAATCACTCTCAGTGATTGGAATCACAGTGCCATTGTGCGACATGCCAAATGTTTCTTGCATGTGATACAGCACATCTTCCTCAGGAATGTTTAGTGCTTTCGCGATGTACCATGTCGGATTTTCGCTATGCAGTGTGGCAATCACATCGTCTGTGTATCGCAGATCATCTCGACAAATCTTGATTTCTGGATATCGCATATCATCACCATATTTCATCACAAATGAATTCCTCTCGCAATCAGTACTGCGTCGATCATAGAGCGCACGTCATTGAGAGTCTTTCCTTCATAGGATTTGACGACTCTTCCCTTGCGACCACCAGTCTCTTCCAATGTGCCAATCCAGATGCCATCTAAGCCAAGAGCAATCCTGCCATAGTATTGGCGATTTGGCGTGTCGTATGAGACACGCCATGTCATGCCAGTGTGGCGCCATACAATCTTTGGTGCAGTCATTCTTTCTCCATATGCTCTTGATTGCGATTCTCAATGACACGAGATAACTGGCGCATTCTGTGCATCAATGCTTCGTATCGTTGCTTTTCTCGCAATGTCAGATATTGGAACAATCTAAGACGCAATTCAGCAATTTCTTCCTTGACCTGCTCAAGATCGGTATCGATAGTAGGTGTGGTCATAGTGGATGCGTTTGCTGTGTATCGAAACGTGCTTCCTCCAGCATGCTCAGCATCAGATGCGCATCACACACATGGTATACATAGTCTTCGTCTCGCTCAACCAGATAGACGCATGCACACGATGCAGTGATGTACACTGCACCAACATCTCGACGACGAATCATAAAACGATATAAGGGATAATCGCGATTGATGTCGTCATGCAGTGCTGGCATCTGCACATTCCGCATCTCCATAGTGAATTTCACTGTGTAAGCGCCATGGCCCATGCGATGCAGCCAAGCATAGAATTCGTTGTGCATTAGTTTGCCTTTCTGTATCGACGTGCTTCTCGTGTCGTTGCGTGCCAGTATCCTCCAATGGGATTGAGTATTCTGCCTTCGTCGTTACGCATGACAGCATAGGTGCGAGTACCATACTCAATGTCAGCATAGTCAAGCATGCCAATGATGCGCTTTGCAAATTCGCGGTCAATTGCGACATAGTACTGATGTGTGTACAAAATTTTGTCATTGTCTGCACGACAAATGGAGATTGTGAGTCTCTCTGTGATCGGTCTGCGCAAATCAGTCAGCACACTCATGGTCGTTTCCTTTCTGTCTGGTGCCAGCACTGTACTGGCACCATTGCTCTATTCGCTCTACAGTGTGTCGTCACCGACAATGTAGCAAACGACGACGTTTTCTTCTGGATGCTTTTCTTTCCAGTGATTGACGATTGACTGAAAATCAGCATACGTCGTGTTCAATCCATTGAATGCAATCTTGATTTCTCTGGTCTCTGCATCCTTGATGATGACGCGATTGTATATGGCTTCAGTCATAGGATTCTTCGTCTTGGAGAATGGATGGTTTTCCTTCATGGTCGTTTCCTTTCTGTGTGGTGCCAGCACTGTACTGGCACCAATTGTGTTTTGATTACTTATTGAGACCGCGTGCGATATACTCTGCTGTGTAGATGGCCAACATGCCAGCAGTCAATTCACTGTATGCTTGGCTTGCGCGAATGCTCCACAACATGAAACCTACGCGAACATTGTCGTTGCTCATGGCAACTACGTTAATTTTTTCAATTGCCAATGTGTTCGTAGTCATTGTTGCATTAGTCATGTTCGTTTCCTTTCTGTGTGGTGCCAGCACTGTACTGGCACCATTGCGATTGAGAGTCTTAGATGCTGATTCCTCGACGTGCCATTTCTGCACCAATGATCGCCATGGCAGACGTGTTGTTTTTGTCGCGAGACACCTTGAATGCAAATTCAAGATACCAATCTGCGCGAGTCGACATGTTGATTGCCATGCGCATCTGAGCTTTGGTCATTTTGGTCTTCATGGTCGTTGCCTTTCGTGTCGTCTGTCTTCTTACCTGATGTAATTATATAGCATATCAATAATACATGCAAGCATTTTATTGACCAATTTGCGACGAGTTTTGTGATAATATGTAATGCGACAACAGCCAGCACTAGATATCGTAATCCGTGTCTCTCTGTTCGCCTGCTCAGTGACGACTGGCATTGATGTGTGAAGATGCGCGCAATTGAACATCATCAATGCAGAAAGCAGAAAAACAAAAGCCACATAGCGATTAAGCTATGTGGCTTTTGCACAGATGACAGACGCAGGAAAGGAAACTGCACCGTCATGCAAATTGTATCACTGTGATGCAGTTCTGCCAAGAATAGGACACCACAGTGATGTCAGAATTATACTATGGCTTTGCTGGCCATGTCGTCACATTCCAGATCAGGCCATCTGTAATGTCTCGCAGTGCTTGTCGATATGTCTGCCATGCTGCCACAGTCTGCGCATCCAATCCAACATCAGGCAATTGCGTATAGTCACAGTCTGCCAGTTTGCCATTGCGTACCAATCGAAAAGCAGTCATTGCCTGATCTTCAGTGTATGGACGATCACTGACAATTTCGCCTTCTGGCACTGTGGCATATTGATTGCCTTCGTCATCCCAATACTCAAATGTGATGCTGTCAGGCATGAAGATGCGATAGATCATATCATCACCATGTGAAAGATTGGCGATTCTGATGCACTGTCTTCGGTCGTTACTTGGAGTGTGTGTGTTGATGTTGTCGTGTGCGCTCTATACTGCACAACATCGCCTTCTGCAAAGAATCTGCAGACAGAATGCATAAACTTCACATCCTTGTGGCCACCAGTGCCCATTGAACAAACATCGACAGAATTGACGCGCAAATCTCCATGAATATCGTCTTTTGTGCTGAGTGCGCCAATGACTGTGATTAGGTAATATCCTGCGATTGGCACAGTGATTGATGATCCTGACCATGTAATCTCGCCAGCATTATCAATTTCACTCTGCCATGTGACTATGACGCCAGCAGTAGTGATGCTGAGCGTGCTAGTGCGAGTGAGACTGAGAAACACTGCATTATCTGCGCGCTCCAATTGCACAATTCTTTCGCGCAGTGTTTGCTCATTGCTGGCAGTGAGATAACTAGATGTTGGATAGGTCAATTTGCACCTCTTCTGCGCCATTGGAAGACATCGCCAGTGATACTGCGTAGATTTTGCGAGACAGAGTCTCTGATGATGTCACTGCGATGCTTACCAGATCGCCCAAGAAATAATCTCTTCCGTATCGCCATGTCGAGGATTGCAACACCTCAACATCATATGACTTCACCTTTCTCTGCTCTTGATTGTATCTACGCTTTGCGACTGATGTGAGCTGTGCGACTGTAGTGCTGTCGCTTCCTTTGACCATGGCTTCTCGCAGATCAATACCAGTAGGTGCAGTTGACGGAAATGCACTGCGCAGATTGTTTTTGTCTTTTCCTTTGCCAACAGACATGATGTATGTTGGATAGTTAACTAGACTGGACTGCTTGACCAGTGTGCCAAGTGTGCCATTGATCTGGCTGAATTTCACATAAGATCGACGGTCTGCACCAAGAGTCGCAGCATAGAAGAGAGAAAATCCAGGACTGCCAACATCAAAATTGACCATGAAATCTATGCTGCCAACATCTGCAATTTTCTGCATCGTCAAAAGTAGATTCTCTCCAGAACACGAAAGCGCCATTGATGCGCCAATGCCTAAATCAACAGCATTTGTCGCTGTGCTGATTCTGCCATCAGTCCATCTTTGTAATCGAATACCATATCTACGTGTCAAAGCTGCTGTTATAAATGGAGAATTGCCATTGGCTTGTGATGCAACATTGGTATTCCATAGTGCAGTGATAATTGACGATGCTGTTGGATATGCTGAAACCTTGAAATCGCTGACACCTCGCATGCTTGGATACCATGCAACAATTCTGTCTTGGAGTATGCACATCGCATCGACTGCAGTCACAGTCAGCATGCGATTCTGTCCATATTCTCGCGTCCATGCGCGTATGAAGCCAACAAACTCTTCATACGCATTCATGCCAGCAGATGCATCTGAGCGTGTGATCGACACGATGTATCCATAGTCTAAATCTAAGACGACTGGCGCATCGAGATTCACAGTGAATGTGGCTATGGATGGCGAATTGATTTTATGCACAATCGCCAGATTCAATGGTGTGACAATGCCAAGAGCTGTGCCAGTATCACTATATAGTTTTATGACGTATTGTATCGTCATGGTTAGACTCGTGTGATGGTAATGCTACCTGAAGCCAACGATTGTCCAGCCACCGATGACGCAACGGTAATCATTATGATGTCAGTCACAGCTGCTGTAACGACTAGTGATGTTTGTGTCATCGTATGCGATGCACCTCCCGAAGATGCCATACGCGTTGACTGCA